ACGATCCGGACGCTGATAGGTCCGATTGAATTAGAAGATTGGCAGGCTCTGCTGAATATCAAAGCATTCATCAGAGACATGCAGGAGAGCAACAAGGATGGCCAATACTTCGATAGAATTAGGAAGTATCAAAGTCTTTACAAAGACGGAATAAAGTATTATAAGAACTAGGAATGCAGGTTGTCTGTGACATCGAAGGGAATGGGCTGGATAATCCAACCCAGATATGGGTCATCGTCTGTAAGGACTTACTTACAGGCGATTACCATATATTCAGAGAGGTGACCAGCAATGCGCAAGAGAGACAGCGGTTTCTACACTTCGCAAAGGGCGTTGATCTGTGGGTGGGGCATAATTTTCTCGGTTATGATTATCCCGCTCTTAGCTCACTTGTGGCTCTTGATATTCCCAATGTTGCTAGTTCTGTACGCGACACACTAATACTCTCCAAACTAACGAACTTCTCTAGGAAGGATGGGCATTCTCTAGAGTCTTACGGAATAGAGCTTAACTTTCCCAAGGGGGCTTTCAATGACTGGTCAAAATATTCGAAAGAGATGGAAGAGTATTGTGTACGAGACGCTGATCTGTGTGAGCTTGTGTGGGATCGTTTTAAGTCTCTTGATGGTTCTTGGACTCCTTCGATCCAACTAGAGCACAAGTTCCAGTTAATAGTAAACAAGCTCCACGACAATGGTTTCGCCTTCAACAAGGACAAGGCAGAGAAGTTCCTTAAGAATGTCCAGGATGAACTCTGTGTCTTAGACAAGGCTATCTTGGACCAGTTCCCTCCTAGGCTTAAGTTAATAAGAGAAATCCACCCAAAGGTAACCAAACATGGCACACTCTCCAAAGCGGATTTTAGGTTTGTCAAAGACGGTGATCTTTCTGAGTATAACGGTGGGCCTTTCTGCCGGTGTGAGTTGGTTGCTTTTAATCCTTCTTCTCACAAGCAACTGGTCGATGTTCTAAACAAGGCTGGTTGGAAACCAACAGACAAAACGAAGGCCCACATAGAAGTCGAAAGAGAGCTTAACCGTATAAAGTTCCGTAAAAACAGGTCGGAGCAGCTTGACATAAGGCTTAAAGAGTTGTATAATGTTTTAGAAAATCAGAAGAGTATTGGTTGGAAAGTTAACGAGAATAACTTAGATACTTTACCCTTAGAAGCTCCCTCCTCCGCCAGGCTTTTGGCCAAGCGCATTCTCTATGAAAGCCGGCGACGTACCCTCCTCGAATGGCTTGGCCTAGTTCAAGATGATGGCCGTATCCATGGTAGGTTCTACGGTATAGGCGCGTGGACACATCGCATGGCTCACCAGAACCCCAATACGGCCAACATCCCTTCCGAGTTTGCCCTGGATGGTTCAGTAAAGTTACTGGGCAAGGAAATGCGTGAACTCTGGCGGGCACCTAGAAATAGGTTGCTCGTCGGAGTTGACGCAGAGGGAATTCAGTTACGCGTATTTGCTCACTATATCGACGACTTGGAATTCACCAAGTCTTTAGTACAGGGGCGAAAAGATGACAAGTCAGACCCTCACTCCCTCAACCAACGCATTCTTGGCAGAGTTTGTAAGAGTAGGGCAGCAGCAAAGAGATTCATCTTTGCACTCCTTTTGGGAGCAGGCATTGGCAAACTGGCTGAAATTCTTGAATGTTCAACAGCCGAAGCTAAAGAGGCGCTTGATCGTCTGCTTAAACGATACCAAGGTTTCGCCAAACTTAAGGCTGAGAGTATTCCAGAGGATGCTCGTCGTGGGTTCTTCTGCGGGTTGGACGGTAGACACGTGCCCATTCCAGGGGACACAGAGAGCCAGAGAAGGCACTTGTGTATGTCTGGATACCTGCAGACTGGAGAGGCAGTCGTAATGAAAGCTGCCGCAGTAAAGTTTCACGACTTGTTGGAGGAAGACAATGCCATCCTGGTTAACATGGTTCATGATGAGTGGCAAACCGAATGCCCTAACAATATGGAGACCGCTATTCGAATTGCGAATAGGCAGACTGAGGCTTTGCGGTTGGTGGGTGAAGGATTTAATATGAAATGCCCTTTGGCTGGTAGCTATTGGAATGAAGATCACAAAGACTATACTATCGGTACTAATTGGTACCAAACACATTAGGAGTTGAAATGCCTACTTTTGAAGTTGACTATTCGTACGAAAGCCCTGAGTACGGGACCGTTATAGTCGAAGCTGATAACATCGACGACGCTGAATACGTCGCTGTGAATAAGCTCTCTGACGATTTGTCTATTGACATCACCGACATATATATTGAAACTGTAAAAGAAAAGAAAAATTGATGACTGAATTTATTACTATTGAAGGCGAGCTAAGTTGGGTGCGTTGCGGTAAGCCTGAAACTGACCCTTGGGATAACACCAAGTGGAAGGCAACCGTTCACCCAACTTCCGCCGATTTGTCTAAGGTTATGGATTTGCAATCCAAGGGCGTTCGTAATACCCTCAAGAAAGACGACAAGGGTTATTTTGTAACCTATTCCCGTCCTTCTGAACTTAAGACCAAGAAGGGTAAGATCGCCCTTGATCCTCCTAAGGTGTATGGATCAGATGGCAAGACTGAGATTGATCCTAATACCATAGGCAATGGTTCTAAGGGCGTGCTCAAGATTGAAGCCAGATCGTTCAAGACACCGCAAGGTGGAACAGGTCATGCTGCAAGACTTCATTCAGTTCTAATTAAAGAATTGGTTGAGTATAAGAAGGAAGGCGAGGAAGCTGCCGAAGATGGCGGCTTCTAAGAGTTCCGTAGCATACCCCGAGCCCATCAACGGAAATGGGGCTTACGAGCGCGTGCCGTCTGGGTCTGCCTTGGGATTGCCCATTCATTAGTCACTTTAGGTGCAGGAACCGGGAAGGAACCCTCCTTCCACTAGAGCACACTGCTTGCTCCCCTAGGCACGCCGGACTAGCGTTCACCTAGGTTGCAGTAAAGGCAGAGGCGTGGGAGTTGCGTCCCCACAGAGTGACGGCTAGGGACTCCCCCTCCAAAGGGTTGAGTTCCTCTCCGGGGGTGGTTAATAGCCCTCGCAGTCTCCGCAAGGGAGACAAACTGGTTCGCTCCCCTTATTACCAGTAACTAACCAAAGGGAAGATAGCACGTCGTAAGTGCTAGAGCATATGAGCCTATTGGCTAGTCGTCCGGTGGCAGACGTTAGATCAGCCTGCAACAGACACGCTTTTACCACGCAGCGTACGTAGGGTCGCGCCCTTCTACCCGAAAGGGTACTTAATGGGAAGAACTGTGTGGGAGTGGTGAGCAAACGGCAAGCTTGGTAGGTCGCCGCCTCTCCGGCGGATAGCAACCAGAGTAGGTGTGTCTCCTCAGGGCCGGTGCGGTTCCTGACAGTAGCCGGGTAGGGCACTAGGTGTGAAAAGCCTAGTGGGGTTCAAAACCACAATCCTAAGGCGAAAGTACGAGCTAGCTCCTACACAAAGTCCTTGTGAAACAGTCCATCGGTGCCTTGTCTCTACTAGCCTTACTAGTAGAAAAATACCTACACTGAGAAGCAGATGCCCGAATAGCTGGAGCGTAGGTTCGAGACCTACTCCGAAACGGAGCTTCCTGGTAAGCGCCAGCCGGTTCTAAGCCTTTGAGGATGCCATCGCCCTAATGGACGGGTTGAAGTTCTCTACGTATGGGCCAAGAACTGCATAGGGACACAGAGTGAAATCTGTGAATGAGAGAGGTAATGTTCTTCTCTGAGACTCAGAACTGTATGTAGATGAGGGTTGGACTTGGAGGTTCGAATCCTCCCCCGGTTGGAACTGGGTGGCGAAATTGGCAAACGCTTACAAGGCTCGATAAGAGGAGAGAACTGAGGCTTTGCTATAGCCTGCCCCCTGAAGGCAGGATATAGACTAGTATCTGGCAATGGCAAAATTCATCTAGATCAGCCCATGCGGCTCCGCGAAGCGCCCAGCTGTCTACTGGGAGGTGGTTGCTTGAGCCTAATGTCAGAAGGTAGGAAGCTGGAAGACTGAACACTCGTAATCTGTGGTGAACAGATGCCTGAGGGTCAGAGGACGTAGTTCAGAACCGACATAGAACGTCATCGCTGTGAAGACAGGGTGAATGTTCGAATGAGCAGTCCCATCCTAGTAGTCTGCTGTCTTGCAGGTGATACTAGACCCTTACCAAGGTCTACTGACTCGTAAGACCGTGATTCTGAAAAGGACACTATAGCACGAAAGGTTTGGCGCATCCGCCTAGCGGGACGTAAGCCTAATGTCAGAAACCCACCAACTCATAGAAAGGAGCATGTCCTAGTTGTCCCGTCACAGCCCCTAAGCACGTCTCATGAGCGTGTGTAAGGTCGGAAGTGATCTACTCTAGAAGAGGGAAGACAGCCATGGCATACTTCAAAACCACTCTACTCTCCCGTCACCCGGAGATTCCACCTTAAGAGGAAACAGAGGTTTGAGTAGGTCGTAATTTCAACACGACTGAAATCTCTTCTGCTCCCCTACTAGGACGAGACGCTAGCCAGATAGTCTGAGGACTTCGGCTTGCAACAGTCCGGGGAGCTTTAATCCCTTTAAGTGCTGAGTAGGTTCCATAGACAAGGAGAAGAACAATGTACGGACCTTACGGCATGTATGGCGGTATGCCACCTTATGGATCGCCTCAGATGCACTATATTCCATGTCCTCCCGACGCCTCGGATAAGGTAGTCAAGATTTTGAGACACCTAGAGAAGAAGAAACTCCGAGACGCACGTAGGAAAGAAGAAGAAGAAAAGAAGAACAAGGAGAAGAGCGCTCCTAAACCCATTACATTCACTCTGGCGCAAGTCTTTGTCTTTGTAATGCTGTTCGGGGTCCCCGTGGGAATGGCCAACTTGTATTGGCTTAGCCTGTTGAAGGAAGCTCTCGTAAACTTTAAATGGTAAAAAGTATATACACGCTGGTCCCAGACATCTACCAGTTAGTGGGCAAGAAAGATGGGTGGTTCAACCCTTTATTAGCATCTGTCTTTGCAGAAGATGTCTCTCAACGCTTACAACTACACTTGAACACTAACACTGACAGACCTACTCTGCGTCTATCCCAGATGGGTCCTAAGTGTGAGCGTGCTCTATGGTATTCAATCCATCAACGAGAATTAGCAGAGCCTCTGCCTCCCCAGGCTATGATCAAGTATAGTTACGGTCATGTCTTAGAGGCTCTCGCTATTCTCCTAGCTAAGGCTGCTGGACACGAAGTCACAGGAGAGCAAGATGAACTTAGGGTCGATGGTATCGTCGGGCATCGTGATTGTGTCATTGACGGGTGCCTACTTGACGTTAAGTCTTGTTCAAGCTATTCTTTTCAAAAGTTTAAGGAACGTACAATTCGGGACGATGACAGCTTTGGCTATCTGGAACAGTTGGACGGCTACCTTTGTGGCAGCCAGCAAGATCCTCTTGTTCGGGTAAAAGACAAAGCTTACATATTAGCTATTGACAAAGTACTAGGACATATGGTATTATATGAACATGATTACCGCGAAGAACACATTAGAAAACGCATCGGAGATTATAAAACTATCGTCTCTGCTGCTCGACCTCCGAAGTGTACTTGTACAACAGTACCCTTTGGTAAGTCAGGAAACTATAAGCTGGGCGTTAGAGCAAGCTATAGCCCGTACAAATTTGAGTGTTTCCCTGGACTTAGAACCTTCATCTACGCAAACGGACCAGTCTACTTAACAGAAGTTAAGCAAAAACCTGACGTTATGGAGGTTGATCGCCATGGGCATCCAGTCGGTTGATTGGGACGCTAAGGAAAGAATATATGTGAAGAGAATAATTAAACAGATTATTATAGCATGTGGATGCTATAATACAGATACCGACGAATACGTAAATGAATGTGGTACCGAGAACTGCCCTCTCCTTAAAGAGAGAGATATTAAAGATCAGAACGGTCATAAGATGAAGAATTTCAAGACAGGCTTTATTGAAGACGAAGACCAAGAATAAGTTCGAGACTAGGATCGAACAACAGTTAAAGTTAGCTAAGATTAAGTTTAAGTACGAGTCTGAGAAGATACCGTACATCTTAGCTAGGCACTACATCCCAGACTTCGTAATAGATACCCCTCTGGGCAAGATATACATAGAATGCAAGGGTTACTTTAGACCTGAGCACAAGGCTAAGATGGCAGCTGTTAAGAAGCTACATCCCGAGAAAGACATTAGAATTCTATTTTATTCGTATAACGCCAAGTACTGTAAGTGGGCTCAGAAGTACGGGTTCAAGTATGCTTGGGGTTCAATTCCTGAGGATTGGTTAAATGGTATATGATAATAGAGACTATTTATCAGAAGTTAGAGCGTTTAAGCATAAGATGAAAGAACAGCAACACGACGCTTTCATCCTTGGTCTTGTGTACGGAAGTACTTGCATGGCCATATCAGTAATGGCAATACTTTTATTTGTATACTATTGAAGACATAGAACGTATACTAGATACTTATTCGTTAGAGACTATTCTAGAGCTTAACGAGATGGAGGAAGCTGACTTACTCTACCTTCTAGTAGAAGAAGGCTTCATTAAACTACCAGAGCCTGAACCTTTATGATACACCCTACCTCTAGAGCGCAGAGACTAGCGCTCAAAAGAAAAGAATTCGATGAGAAACAAGTTCCAAAAAAGGAAAAGAGTAAGGTACGCCTCAAGCGAGAAGCCCTCAAAGAAAGGGAGACGGAAGATGAACTCCGAATTGCGCGAGATCGAGACCACCATTTCCTTGTCTAATCTAAAGTCTGCTCTAGAAACGCAGGTCCTTAGAGGACACTCATTCATTTATGACCATGAAGATGTAGACATTGTCTTTCTTAATGGTCTTCCAGAACAAATCCCAGTTAAATTCATAATCAAACCACAGGAGGTTAATAGGCAAGTAGACCAGACCTTGCACTAAAATGATACATGCCCAGATGGCCTAAAGGATACAAGAAGAAACACCCCAACCGCAACTACGCCGCGGAGACTGAATATGAAAACCGACCTGATCAAGTGCGTCGGCGTGTTCAGCGTAATAAATCTCGTACAGCTGCTGAGCGTAAAGGTCTTGTGCGTAAAGGGGATGGAAAAGAAGTCGATCATCTCGGATCACACCGTACAGGTAGTCTGGCAGGTGTCCCAACCAGGGTTGTGTCTCGCTCAACAAATAGGCGTAGACAACCTAAACGTAAACGTAGATCAAGTTATTAACTTATTAATGTAAGAAAGCAAAGGAAAATGCAATGGAAAAGAATACTGACACTGGGATTGTGGAAACCACGAACCCAGAAATCCCACACTTCCTCGCCCGGAAAGCAAAGCCCGGTGAAGAGCCGAAGCCAGGGGAAGTCGAAGTCACCGTCCAAACCGCCGAAGACACCGGCGCAGAGGACAAGCCTGTGACGGTTCACTAATGTCTCAGGTCACTAAGCTAATTAAAATTGTAGGGGCATGGATATGCGTAATCGCTGCCTGTGTCTGCCTATTTGTAGCACAACCCCTCGTAATGCCTCTGGCAGTCCTAGGGATTGGATTCTCTCAACTGCCTGAATAGTCGTCCGATGCGGGCTGGAAAGAGGTAGGTGTAAAAGCCTACCTCTTTTCTTTTAGGAGTATTCGATGGATCACCAACAAGCTGTTGCCTTTGTAAATCAGAAGTATGGTTACGGTTTGGAAGAAAGACTTCTGGATCGTAAAGATTTTAGTTCAGAAGGTCTTTTCTCGTCTTATCGTGAAGAGTTCTGGAATCTAGTAATTACAGACTATTCTTTAAAGTCCAAGAATGCTAAAAGAAATGAAAAGGTAGAGTATATGTTAAGGATTAATTTTGATATTGATGCTATCCCTTATAATTCTTTAGGGCAATTGCAATGCAAGCCCAAACAAGAAGAAAGAAAGGAAACTAACATGCATACCGAGAACGATAACAAGCGGGATCATTTGATGTTTCGTCTCAACCGTATCGAGTCTAACAAGGTCTGTGATGCTGAGCGTCACTTCGGTCTTAGGGACGATGAGCTTCCTGCTACTTCGAAGGAACTGGTGAAGCGAATTCAGGAAGGCAAGTTCGTCCTTCGCGAGAGACTTGAGGACGATTGTTATGACGGTCCGTTGGATAACATCCGGTGGCGTGATCCTAACAAGGTCCGGGATAAGGATGGCTACGACGCCTTCTATTCCAAGATGCTCAAGGATTATGCGGATACTCAGGATATTGTGGCCATCCTGGATCCTGCCGAAGGTCTCAAGGCTGTTAGAGAGTTCGAGGCCAAGACGTATAACTAATAACCTACTGTCTGCCCCGCCTCCTTCACAAGGGTGACAGACCTTACAAAGGCTATCTGGGACAAGGTGAGGGTACTGACTGCCCAGGTTTAACTCAGAACCCCTGGTCTCTGTAATAGGAGATCAGGGGTATTTTTGTGTCTAGATCAGGAGATATGAATTAACTTGACATTTAACTGGAAATAGTATATAATATGCGGTTATGCAGGATGAACATTTAATACCTAGTTCTAACATAGAAGATAGACGAGAAGAAGGCCCTAATCTTCAGTATCGTAAACCTACTAAGACTCTAGAGGAACAGATGGCCCTTAAGGCTATTGAACCTCCTGGCAATCTATCTAAGAATGCAGGGCTAGATGACATCTGAGGACCCCTCTGTGTATCTAAGGCGAATACAAGAGATAGCCAGAAATCCTGAATCTAAGGATTACCTAGCTGCTAATAAATATTTACTAGAAGAACCTTGGAAGAAACCCAAGGTAGGTAGACCTTCTAAGGACGCTATAGCCTTCGAGGCATCTCGCTTAAAAGACCATGATAGGCTGATTGAAGAAGCTTACACTAGGATAAAGAATGAGTAAAGTAGCTGCAAATAGATCTTGGAATGTAACTGTCGTTGATGGTACTTCCCGTACAGGTTTGTTAGCCCTAAATGGCTCCCTAAACGTAGTTGTAGCTACGCCTGGTACTCCATGTGGAGCATACCATTCTTGTGGAGCTCTAAACGTAATTCATGCAGAGGCTGCGTATCCAATACCTAGGATATCCCCTGAAGGGGCTCTATACGTCCAAATAACTCCATTTGCCCACCCTACTATGCAGAAGGTTACAGTTATATCTGGAAGCCTAGGTGATGCAGAAGTAATTGAAACTCCCGATCCTCCGACAGACCCTGAGCCTGAAGGAGAGGTCCCTGAGTGGGTGCCGGAGAACGCAAAGATACACATCGACCTTGTGCGCGCCTTTAACGAACTCGACGCCGCCTATGTTGATGGCGTCGGCGTGGTGGCGGTGGACACGCTGCTCGGTAGTGATCCGAACACGGAGAATGCAGTTGGTCTGTCTTATTACGACCCAACTCTGCTTGGTCCGAACGGGTTGGCTTTCGGGGACAATGTGTTGGGGAATTTCCCAGCATTGGTGGGTTTGGCGCGTACTAGGATGCTTGCGGGGGCAACCATTGTCGAGCTTATGGTCGGCAGTGGTATTGGGTCATTCGCATTAGGTTTGACGGCCGCAGACGGGGAGGCAATCTTTGTTAACAGTGGCGGCATTACTGGCTACCAAGTTGGTCTCAAAAGCAGCGGTGGTCCACTCGATATACTGACTACAGATGCGGTCAACTTTCTCAACGACAACACTGCCGTTAACTGTCTCGCCATCACTATAGTGAGCAATAGAGCAGACATAGCCTGCAACGGCGTTGATGCCGTGACGAGTGCCGTAGATAGCAGTGACCGTCCAGAAGCTCATCCATTTGTAGCCTGCCCAATCAGTTTTGGTGTTGGTAATGGCCTCCAATCCATCACCATCTACGACCCGCTCCCATCCACCACCGGCCTCTCGGCGCTGAGCGAGACTGGCGTCACGAATACCGCGCCGAGCATCACCAACGCCGATACGACGCCGGAGCTCACCGAGGCTGAAACGACAAACGCATCAACAATCGTTACGGTTGAAACGTCCGATGCGGAAGGCAACCCGTTGACGTTCACTCTGCCGGACGATGACGGCGGCAATTTCGCGATAGACGCGGCTGGCGTTGTGACATGTACCGATGATCTGTTGGCCGGTGGTAGCCCGTACGCATTCACCGTCCGCGCCACCGACCCCGGCGGCCTCTTTGACGAGCAAGAGTTCACCATCACGGTGACGGCATAACAAATGTCCTTCTCCGATATGCTAACTTTAGTAGCCATATTGAGCGCTGCCTTCTTCGGAAGCGTAGGCGGAGTATGGGGGCTAGCCTGGTGGATGCAGAAACAATTCTCTTCTGCTAAAGTCTTAGTATATCAAAAGTCTGAAGAGATTCTTAAGAAACTAGAATATCATGAAGAACACGATGACAAACGCTTTCAAGAGATTAGAGACGATATTTGGTTGATGCGTGTGCGTAATGCTGCTAGAGATGGTATTGCAGATGGCGCTAAGATTAACGGTGCCCTAGAAAAGAAATGACAATATTCGAAGAGACTAAGGCAGCGGCAGAGGCGGATTTAGAGACGTTCATACGGCTCGTCCACCCTAACCGCGTCTTAGGATCTGTCCACTCTGAGTTAATCAAGTGGATGACTAGGGAGGAGGCTAAATCCCACCAACTTATCCTCCTGCCTAGAGATCACCAGAAGAGCACTGTAGCAGGTGGTTATAGGGCTGCCTGGGAGATAACCAGGAACCCTGCTATAAGAATCCTATATATCTCTTCTACAAGTAACCTGGCTACTAAACAACTTAAGTTTATTAAAGATATATTAATCTCAGATATATACCGCCTGTTCTGGCCTGAGATGGTCAATGCAGATGATGCTAAGAGGGAGAAGTGGTCTGAGACTGAAATCTCAGTGGACCACCCTCTGCGTAGAGAAGAGAATGTACGCGATCCTACAGTTTTTACTGCTGGTCTCACGACTAGTATTACTGGTCTACATTGCGACCTGTCGATTATGGATGACGTTGTCGTCATGGAGAATGCCTACACAGAAGAAGGACGGGAGAAGACTACTCAACAATACTCTCTCCTTGCGTCGATTGAAGGGACTAATGCGAGACAAGTAATTGTAGGTACTCGGTATCATCCTAAGGATCTATACAATACCCTATTAGAAAAGAAGGTTCAGGAATACAATGAAAAAGGCGAGCTTATTCAAGAGACTGACCTGTATGAAGTGTTTGAGAGACAGGTCGAAGATCGTGGGGACGGCTATGGCCAATTCCTTTGGCCTAGGCAACAGAGGAAAGACGGTAAGTGGTTCGGGTTCGACTCGAAAATCTTAGCTACTAAGAAAGCTCAATATCTAGATCAAGTCCAGTTCCGAGCTCAATATTACAACGATCCTAACTCCGGAGACTCCCAGGCAATAGACAGGGATTGTTTCCAGTACTACGACAAAGTCTTCCTTAAGAACCAAGGTGGTGTATGGTATCTAAAGGATAGACGCCTAAATGTCTTCGCAGCGATAGACTTTGCATATACCAAGAAGAAGTCTTCGGACTTCTCTGCAATAGTAATCGTAGGCGTAGACTATCTTAATAATTATTATATACTGGACATAGACAGGTTTAAATCAGATCAAATCTCGGAATACTTTGATAGGATCTTGGCTATGCACGCTAAGTGGGACTTCCACAAGATCAAGGCAGAGTGTACTGCTGCCCAACAGGTCATAGTAAACGATCTTAAGGCTAACTACATAAGACCTATGGGCCTAGCTCTAAGCATAGAAGAATATAAACCTCACAAGTATCAAGGAGCTAAGGAAGAGCGTATTGCTGCTGTCTTACAACCTAGATACGCTAACAGACAGATGTGGCACTACATGGGTGGCCACTGTCAGACGTTAGAGGAAGAACTAGTTAAACTGTTCCCTCCTCACGATGACTTAAAGGATTGCCTTACAACTGCAGTCTCTGCCTGTGTCCCTCCTTCAGATTCAAGAATACACCTAAACAATAGACAGGCTCAAGAGATGTACAATATGCGATTCGGAGGCTACGGCTAATGAGTAATATACCTAAGGCTAACCTCTATTACAAAATAGATAAAACTCCTTACCAACGTCTTAAAGAGCATGAACTTAACGCTCCATTTAATCAAGAACTTAGCGATTTAGTAAATGAGGAAAATCTGGACAAATCCAAAGAAAGAGGATCATTTACAATAAACAGCGAGCGTTCCTATTCTGGAGACGATCCTGCAGAAGCTGTAGATACAACTTATAGAAAAGACGACGAGTAATGGTCGGCAAGACTCTAGACTTAGAAGATATTATAGTTAAAGACCAGTTAGGCTGCGCTATTGCAGATAAGTGGGTCGAGTGGAATACTTTAAGAGCGACTAAGATTCAAGCTTGGAAAGAGATACGTCAATATCTCTACGCTACTGATACTACTCAGACTTCCAATCAGAAACTCCCTTGGAAGAACAAGACTACTATACCTAAGCTAACTCAGATCTCAGACAATCTGTATGCTAACTACATGGCATCTATGTTCCCTAAGAGGAAATCTATAGATTGGTTTGCAGATCATAAAGACGCTAACTCTATGGCTAAGCGTGAGGCCATACTGTCCTACATGCAATGGACTATGACTCAGCCTCAATTCAAAGAAGAGATGAGCAAGTGCGTCCAGGACTTCATCCACTACGGTAATGCCTTCGGCATGGCAGAGTGGATAGATCAACGAGTAGAGCGTGACGATAAGATACAGACAGGCTTTGTAGGACCTACCCCTAGACGTATATCCCCTTTAGATATAGTATTCAATCCTACCGCCCCTTCCTTCATAGAGACTCCTAAGATTGTGAGATCCTTGATCTCTGTAGGAGAATTGATGAAGAAGCTAGATTCTATGTCTACTGAAGAGACTAGAGAAGCTTATCAAGAACTAAAGAGATATTTTACAGATTATAGAGCTAATGCTAAACAGTCTGGCTCTGAACTACACGTCCAAGACTCTTACTTCCAGATGGATGGATTTACATCCTTCAGGGCGTATCTAGATTCAGACTATGCAGAGATTTTAACCTTCTATGGTGATCTATATGATTACGAGAAGGATGAGTTACTACAGAACCATGTGATCATGGTCGTGGACAGACATAAGGTTATTCATAAGGAACCTAACGCTTCCTTCTTCGGATATCCTCCGATCTTCCACGTAGGCTGGAGACCACGTCAGGACAATCTATGGGCTATGGGGCCTCTGGATAACCTGGTTGGTATGCAGTATCGTCTTGACCATGTCGAGAACCTCAAATCTGACGTATTCGACTTGATTGCATACCCTGTCCTAAAGATTAAAGGCTATGTAAACGACTTTGAATGGGGTCCGATGCAGCGCATCGTGACTGACCAGGAAGGCGATGTGGAGATGCTTGCGCCTCCCTTCCAGATCTTGCAGGTCAACAATGAGATTCAATATCTCGTAGGTATGATGGAAGAGATGGCTGGTGCCCCTAAGGAAGCCATGGGCTTCAGGACACCTGGTGAGAAGACAGCGCATGAAGTCCAACGTATGGAGAACGCTGCCTCCCGCATATTCCAGACTAAGATCAAATATTTCGAAGAACAGTTCTCAGAGCGTATGTATAACGCTATGCTAGAAATGGGCAGACGCAACATGGTAGGCCCTCAAGATATTACGGTAATGGACGATGAGTTCAATATCCAAGTATTCATGACCCTTACTCCAGATGATATAACTGGTGCAGGCAAGATCAAACCTCTAGCTGCAAGACACTTCGCAGAGAAGGCAGAGACTATTCAGAACATAACCAATCTATACGCTTCGGGTATAGCTCAAGATCCAATGGTTTTGAATCACATATCCAGCGTCCAGATGGTTAAGCTTTTAGAAGATGCTTTGGATCTCTCAGATTACGAACTATTCAAACCCAACGTTCGTATTGCTGAACAGGCAGAGGCACAACGTCTCTCCCACGCGATGGAAGAACAGACCTTGATGCAGGCAGGCACTCCTACGGGACTGACTGAAGATGATGCACCTGGTCCAGGCGTAATGCCGGCTGAGACAGGACCACAACCGCCACAATGACACTTTCAATAGAGTGGACCAAACACTTACAAAACGACACAGCAGCCAAGGAACAACTTGAACTTGCTGTAAGAAATTCAACAGTAGCTATTAATAGACTACTAGAGATCCTAGAGGAAAAGAAGAAGAATCTGGACAAGACAGAGACTTCTATTTTCGAGTATGAGAACCCTTCTTGGGGTTATAAACAAGCTCATGTTAATGGCAAGAAAGCCTCTCTAGATGAAATCATAACATTACTACAATTTATTAAAGGATGACCCATGCCTGAGACAGACATTTTTGAAGACAACACCCCTCCTTCCCTAGACCAGGATAAGGATTACTTTGCAGAGCTTGTAGGTGAGGACGCTAAGTTCAAGACCCCTCAAGATCTAGCTAGAGGAAAGGTAGAGTCTGATTTATTCATAGACCAGTTGAAACGGGAAACCGCTGAGCTGAGAGATGAATTAAACACGCGGATTAAGTATGAAGACTTCCTAGACAAATTGGAACAAGCTAGACGTGATGACGGTAACCAGTCCGATACAGAACAAACCAGCCAACAATCCGCTATGAAGCCAGAAGAGCTTGAGCAGCTTCTGGAACGTAAACTTAGAGAACGAGATGCAAGGACAACTGCTACGCAGAACCTAAATCAAGTTCAATCTAAGCTACGTGAGGCCCTAGGCCCCAATTATGCCCAGAGAGTAAAAGAACAAGCGCAGACCCTAGGCGTAACTACTGAGTTCTTAAATGAACTAGCAGCTGCCCAACCTAGAGCCTTTTATAGGATGCTTGGTTTAGACGTAGAAAGATCCACAACTCATTCTGTGTCTCCTCCCAAGAGTTCTGTAAATGCAGACGCCCTTAACTTCGGTAACAAAACCAAAGGTAAGAGCTATTATGACGAGATTCGTAAGAAAGACAGCAACTTGTACTTTTCTCCAAAAATCCAGAATGAAATATTTGCTTCAATCAAAGATATTGGTGAAGAGAAGTTTTATTCTTCATAGTGACTATTCACTATGTTCATAGCAACAATTAACTAGGAGATAGATAAGTATGGCTGGTTTTTCAACCTCCACCAACGAACATCTAATCCGATCCAACCTTTGGTCTACTCAGATCAAGGAAGTATTGGAAGATACGTTGATGGGCACTCGCTATGTCCGGATGCTAGACTTTCCGGATGGCGACACACTTAATATCCCGTCGATTGGCCAGGCTGTTTCACGCGATTACGCGGAAGGACAGCAGGTCATGTACGACGCAATGGATACTGGTAACTTTACGTTCACCATTACCGATTACGTCGCTTCCGCTACGTACATCACGAACAAGATGAAGCAAGACACGTTCTATATGAACGAACTTGTGTCGTCCTTCGTGCCAAAGCAGGCCAGAGCGCTTGCCGTGCGTATGGAACGGGACATCCTCGCAGTAGGCCCCGCAGGGCAGACTGCAACTTCACTGAACGCGATCAACGGTGGCAATCACCGCTTCGTGGGTGGAGGCACTAACGAAACAATGAGTATTCTAGACTTCGCGAGAGCTAACTACGCACTCGATAAGGCTAACGTCCCTCACGAGGGCCGCGTGGCTATTATCGACCCGTCTGCAGCTTACGCTCTAGGCACACAGACCAATCTGGTGAACCTGTCTAATAACCCACACTGGGAAGGCTTGGTTCGCACTGGTCACATGACTGGCATGAAGTTTATTACTAACATCCTCGGCTTCGACGTGTACACTTCGATGAACCTC